CTGCTGTTTGAGTTCCTCCTCCTCCGCCTGCCACTGAACCCGCTGCATTATTAGCATTTCCAGAATAGGTTGCATTTCCAGCATAGTAGTAAATATTTTGGAAGGTACCACCTCCGCCACCTCCGCCACCGACGTTTACGAGTTCCGCGACAATCGTACCCGTTCCTGAGGAGGCGCCGGTTGTTCCGTTTGCAACTCTGAAGGTCGTAGTTGTGGGAACCACGGTGACAGGGAACGTACCGTTATATCCTGCAGGTGTAAGACCCGTAATGATGACCGGTTGACCTACAACAAGACCATGTGCTGTGTTTGTCGTATAGGTTACAACACTTGATGCACCGGATGCAGAAGAAATCGTCGCCGTAACGGTGTATTGAATCGCAGAGCGACCGCCGCCTGATGATCCGCTATTGGATACAGTGGATCCACTACCACCACTGCCAAATGTAGTTGATGCATTGGAGAAAAGACCAGCACCACCTACCAGAACAGAGAGTTGACTTTGACCTGACGGAATCGCCAGTTGACCTGTAAGATAAGCGCCAGCACCACCACTACCACCGTTTCCACCACCTCCACCTGCTCCCCACATATAGATGTTTACGGTGGAAACACCAGAGGGCACAGTGAAGGTCTGGTTTGACCCTTGGTAGGTAAAACTAGATACGACCGTCGGATACGGAACACTCGTAATCGGCATGGTGGTTCTATAGGTTGGGTTCTTTTTCCTTTTTCATTATGAAAAAAGAAAAAAAATCAGAAAACATATTTAAACATTCTTACGTGACTTGCGGCTCTTGCGTCCCTTACGCTCCTTGCGTGTCACCTTACGATTCTTACGCTCCTTGCGTGATTTGCGCTCCTTGCGACTCTTAGAGCCACCACGACGTGCTCGTGCCGCAGCCGCAGCAGCCTGTGCCGCAGCAATTGCCGCCTGCAGTGCGGCAACAAGTCTCGCATTTTCCTGAGCACCCGTTGGTTGTCCACCAGGGGGAGATGACATTTTATATTTATACGCGAGTTTTTAAACAAACGAATCGCCACCCTCTACGAGCCCCACTGCCTCTTCAAGAATAGACTCCATCTGCTCAGCAACTTCATGATCTTGCCAATACTCCTCAAAGGCCTGCTTCCATGCGACCCAGTATTTTTCGGCCAAATAGGTACGCTCAGGACGAATCCGCCGGAAAAGCATATCTAGAAAATCAGTCTTTGTCCAGCTGTAGAAAGTCTCCTCCCTTTCACGGCGAAGCGCAGCATTCTCATCCTCCAGTTCATGAATACGTGCATGTAGAGCTTCCATTAGTGCCGCATTCTCATCCTCCAGTTCAAGAATACGTAGGTGTAGAGCGTCCATGGTACCCTTCATCCAGGCCCCCTCAAACTTCAATTTTTGAGGGTGGCTTGCAGGGTTGGTTGAAGAACAAAGAAAACGAGTATGCAATAAAAAAGCATTACACTGAATATACAAATTCTAAGTCTTATAGGAATCTCTGGTACGGGGACAAGAACAAGATGTCCAGCATGTGCATAGACAGTTCTGCATACAGGACACACAAGACTAGGATACGTATGACTATTCCACATGGTCAAGCAGTCTACGCAAATGTTCATTTTACAGGTGCATTGTGTAAAATGAACAGGTCTTTTTTTATAGAAACAGATGAAGCACTCTGCTCTCATTCTGAATGACGCTTATAAATATCGTCCAAAAATGTATTAAGACGAACATATTCGTCTTCTTTATCGAGTTCCTCCACACGAGCAAGTGATTTCGCCTTGGCTTCTTCGTACGCCTTCTCATCCTTCATGAGAGTCTCAATCTTCTCCACCCAGCAGTTCATATCGGACCGCTCACAGGCATTCACCGATTTTCCAACGCACTCTAGGAGTCCAGGAGCACGAGAGACAATGACAGGAGTTCCACCTGCCATGGCCTCCACCGCCGTGCGACCCCATGTCTCGGCCTTGCTCGGCATGATCAGAACTTTCGTCTCTTCATAGACCTTCGTCATATCCTTCTGGTTGTCAATGTAGGTCAGATTCTTGGGCGGCTCCTCCTCCATCATCTGATTGTAGTATCCTCCCTTAACACCGAGAAACTGGATGTCAGGAAGAGCGGCGGCCAACTTCGGAAGCATGGGTCCGCCCTTGTTCTCATTGCAGTTGATGAGGGTCACATACCGTGCATTTTTCTTGGGAATACGGAACTTACTTGAATCTATCTTCGGATGCACGACAATGCTCGGCTGGGCATTACTACTCTCAATCTTCAAGTAGTTCACGTTATAGACAACATAGATTGGAACTCCCATACGGAAGTTCAGAACGTCGCGATTGTCATTCTGCGTGTGGAGGAAAATGACGGTGGGCTTTTTGAGATGTTCCGTTTGCAGAATAAACTCATTGATGCTGAAGTTTTGTATGCAGAGAATATCGGCCGACTTGCAGAGTGCGAGAACTCCGGGACTTTGAAGAATCTTGCCCTTTTCAATGGGATAAATCTTAACACCTCCGTATTCGGGAACAACCCAGCGGTGAACAAGGAGATAAATCGTCCAGCCCTGTGCCTTTAAGAACTGAATCTGATCTTCTGCAGTGATTTCGGAGCCTGCGCGGACATTGGGAACATAGGAATGCATGACCCAGACAATCCGTTTCTCATTGGGAGCCTTTTCAGGAGCGGAGACATTCATATAGTCCTGAGGTGTGAGTGTAGGATCCTCATCACCCTCTTTCCACTGACCTGACTGGCTCCTGTAGATGTAGACCAAATAGAAGGCTATGAGGATCACTAAAAAAAGTAGTCCAAGCCAGAGTCCACTTACGGCCATTCTATTTGTAGGGTGTTTTTACTCTAGGCAATCGCAGGCTTCTTCTTAGTCGCCAACTTCACCTTCTGTCCACGAATCACCGTTGGACCTGGAGCCGTTGGTCCTTGAGTCGTTTGACCTGGGGCCAGACCTAACTGTCTCTTCAAGGATTCCTGCCAGGCGGAGAACATCGTAGCACATCCACGCGCCGCCTCCGAAACAACCTTTCTCGCATCCACCTCCTTTCCGCCTGCCACGCCGATTCGTAGCAGCATCTCATCTCGCAGCGGATGCGGGATGCAATAACTTACATACGTAACCTTGACATCATCCAGTAAATACAGATCAATGTAACTCGTGAGGAGATTTCCGAGCGTGTGATCATGCTTCTGAAAGATGAAATCAAATCCCTCAAGACGATTCGCTGCCGGCTGTACGCGCATGTCGGATGGTAGTGCCTGGCTCTCCAGATTCGTGTAAGGGGCACACATCAGCACGCCCTTCTGGAGAGCACGCATAAGAATGGCTTCAATACTCATGGTTCCGATGGTCTCCATGACGAAGTCAAAACTATTCGGCTCACCTGACTCGGGGTCCGTGACATAGCATCGATCAATCTCCATCGTCATGTATTCGCGCTTGAAGGAATCACGGGCCGATGAGTCTAGCGTCTTCATGTCAAGAATCTTCTTAGAGTTCTTGAGCCATGACTCAAAGAGTTCATTTTGACGCTCCTCGCTGCTGTCAAGTGTATACTTGTAGGCACACTGGCTGACAGGAATGAACCGAGCATGTTCACGACCCGTTCCGACGGTTGCACGGGCCTCCAGTTCAATGGAGTCACCACCACCTGTGGTGGTGCTGAGCGCTTGGCCTTTGGCCGAGCTGTCACCACCACCTGTGTTGGTGCTGAGCGCTTGGCCTTTGGCCTCGGCACCGGAATCAGTTCCCCGAGCCCCCTTGAGGACGGCCAGAAGGATCGTATCCTGTGTGATCGGATCAGGGTGAAAGAACTCCGTATTCGGCACGGCGGTTTCCTCACCATTTGCTCCGGTCTTCTGAGTCACCACGAAATCGGAGGCTTTCACATCACGAAGATCGGAACTCGTATTGGTCACCGACAACTTGAATGTATAGGTATCAGGATTCCAGGCAAGAGGATCCTTCACAGCCAGTGGTAAAAGACCAACGCGATCCGCAAGCATCTCATTAGTCATGGAGGTCGTGTTCTTAATGATTTTCACATCGGTTGTCTGACCCAGTTCATTGATATCACTCCGAAAGGCAACCGTCTCAACACCGGTCAGAACAAGGCGACGGAGCGTATTTGCAAAGGCTACGTCTGTGTTGACGAGTTGGAAGGTTGCCGCCGTCTGACCCTTCTTGATAAATGTCTGAAATACATCTTGATGAGCCATTCTTTCTATTGTACCATTACGTTCTAACATATTCAAATTTAACCGCTAAGGCTTGGACCTGCCTCCTCGGTCCTGGGGATGCAAGGTCCAAACTAAAGCCCGCGGTAGACGATTTCATTTACAATCTCTCAATGGTAAAGATGTCGCAGGATTCGGCGCACATATGTTTCTACAGTAATGGATGTCCTTGGTCAAAAGCATTTATTGAAGAAATTGCCAAGACGGCATGGAAGAAGGAGTTTCGCTATATTTGCGTGGATCCCGGGCCCAACCGTCCAGCCCTTCCGAAGTTTCTGAAGCAGACGCCCACACTGGTGATTCGTGGTGAAAAGGAGCCGAGAGTGGATGCAGAAGTCATGAACTGGATCTACGAGCGCAGACTCCGTGAAACACAGGCGACGCAGGGTCAGCAACGGCGAGCGGATCCTGCCGCAGGAGGAGAGCCCGATGCCTGGAACACAGCGGAACTTGGATCCGGTCTCGGATCAGGTGATTCCTTCTACAGTTTTCTATCGGCCGATACATCCACTGCAGGTGATGGAGGTGCAAGCCTTCCTGGAACCTTTTCCTTTTTGAACGGAGCGGCGGCACCAGGTGGTACGGCACCTGGAACATCCGGTGCAGCAAGTGGAGCGGCCAAGACACGCCGTGAGCAGATGTTTGATCAGCAAATGGAAGAATATATGACGAATCGGAATACAGGTATGCCGAAGGGGCCTGTGCGGCAGTAGAGAAGTCTAAAGATATTTCTAGTAAAGTACATAAGGTCATGCAGACGAAAGCAGAAAAGTCTAAACTCCGGTTCTTTGTTGATGATCTGGTCTCCTTTTTCAAGGATCTTGCATTCACATTTCCCGAGGAGAGAGATTTGAAGGTTGCACTGGAGTATTTGGAGTTTGCAAACAAGTCAAATCCGCGACTTGTTCTAGACCTATTCTATGAGAATGTCTATGTGGGCGCTCATGAGATGATCAAGGCCGAGGATGAGCAGGGGATCATCGAGTTTGCCCGGGCAAAGATTCAGACCCAATACACAGAAATATCATCAGCACTGGGAATCTTTGATAAGCACTGGGACGGTCTTGATGAGAAGAATCGGAAGACGATTTGGACCTGGCTCAAGATTTTGTGTGTACGTTGCGAGAAGGCGCGTGCTACTATTTAAAAATGACTTCTGAACCACTGGTCAGAATGGCGGCGAGTATCCGGAATATTTTCCACACGAAGTATACTGAGTTTTGTACAGACCTTGAAGGTGCCTGTCCTGAACTCTCCGAGGGAATCAAGGCGGCGAAGGCACTTTCAGCAAAGGAGCGAATGAGTCGTTTTCAGGAGGAGGCCAAGGCGTCTCCGCAGCGGGACGCAGATGTCTGTCCTGGATGTGTTTTACCCGGTGTCGTGATTACGGAGGCGATCTGGTCCGAGTTGAGTGAGGCTACAAAGAAGGCGGTTCAGGAGTACTTGACACTTCTGACTATGTGTTCCGTCATGGAGGGAGGCGCTGCCTTTACGGATCTGAGCGGCCAGACAGAGTTTCTGAAGGGGTTCTTGGATCACTGGAAGACGAAGTTGCAGGGCGCTGATTTCAAGAATCTTGCGGGAAAGTTCGCAGAGTTCATGTCAAAGGGCATGGCCGCTGGTGGAGCCACTGGTATGCCGCAGATCCCTCCGCAGTTCATGAATGGACACATTGCTCGTCTTGCTGAGGAACTTGTCCGAGAGTTCAGTGCCGCTGATTTTGGCATTAGTGAGGCGGAGCTTGCAGCCTGTGAATCCAATCCTGCACGGGCCTTTGAACTGCTCATACAGGCCTACACGGGGAATCCTGAGATTCTGCAGACGGCCATGAAGAAGATTGCCAAGCGGATGCAGGAGAAGATCCAGCGAGGTGAACTTCGTCCTCAGGATCTTGCAGCTGAGGCAGAGGAACTCATGAAGACGTGTACGGACAATCCTGCCTTTACGGAAATGATGGAAGGAATGCGCAATGTGTTCGGAATGCATGACCCCGATGTTGCACGACAGGTTGGTCGTGACGGCGATGCCCGTCGTAATCTTGTCAAGGAGCGTCTACGCGCGAAGCTGGATAAGAGAAATCAAAAGAAAAAGTGAGTGAGCGATAGGATGAAGGTCACTTTATGCGATCCTTATATTTATGAGGATCCCTTACATTTTCTTCGCAATGCATGGGGGAAAACATTTCAATGTGCACAGGGTCGTTCACCATGTGCAAGTGAACTCGTGAATCAGATCGTGTTTGTTTATTTGTTTACGGTGCTTGCGGGAAGCCTCGTAGCTATTTTCATAGAGTATCCGCTCGCGATTGTGATTGCTGTCTTCTTTTCAACGGTCTATCTGATTCCTGCTTTTAGAGCTCTGAGCAATATAAAGAGTTTTGGAGATCCCGACTCCTCGCAGACAGATCCGCGCATTGAGCCGTTCGTAGATAAGACGGACGTGATTGGCCGAGAGGTTCCGGCTCCCTACACAACACCGACGGCAGCGAATCCTTTCATGAATGTGCTGCTTGACGAGATCAAATACAATCCGATGCGTGCAGGAGCGGCGCCGATCAATGATCCCGAGGTGAGTCAATCACTGGATGATGTCTTCCGTGTCCAGTTCACGAGCGATCCGACGGATGTGTTTGGAAGGACGCAGAGTCAACGTCAGTTTATTGCAATGCCGTCTACGACAGTGCCGAATGATCAAGGATCGTTCGCCGACTGGCTCTATAAGATTCCTGGTAAGACCTGTAAGGAAGGTGGAAAGGATGCATGTATGCCTGGCACCGACGGAAGCCCTGTCCCGTGGCTTAACCTTTCAGGCTGAGCCCTAAAGTAACTTTTGCGTGAGCAACTGCTTCTTACGCTTACACGAAAACTTCTTTAATGTTCTACCCCGACTCTGTAAAACCGAGTGGGTGCAGATCGCGATTGCAGCTGCCTCTTTATTCGCGGCCGTGGACTTGATACCACGACGTAACTTTACGGTCTTTCTCACAGATTTGATACAACGGCAAAAGGCAGCAGAAGAGACCCCTTTCATTCTATAGTGCGCCCTTCTTTTTTCCCGTGATAAGGACAGAATGCAGGTCAACCGTCTGACACACACACGCGATGATCTCTGTGGCATTGATTCCTATTTCAAGCAGTCCGTAGGGCCCGGTGCTTACTATACGACAAATCTTGTACCCGATGCGAGCAAGGTGAATCCCTTGTCCGTGGATCAACTCCAGATGTACCCGAAGGAGGGCTACGGCTACAACAATAAGGTGATTGATGTGGACAGTGTTCTTCGCAATCAGCCCGAGTTCAAGAACAACCGGTGCAATATCCGTCCTCAGGCTCGCCCTTTCTTGAGTGTCCCGTACATGGGCACTGGTCGTGGCAACCCTGACGTGGAAAGCAACTTGATCCACTCGGAGCAGGTCCGTATGGGTAAGGAGTGCGGCACAGTGACGGAGGAGTCCTTTGATCAGCAGTACACTCCGTTGATCACGACGATCCAGCAGAATATCCAGAACCCTAAGAACTTGGTGACGGAAGTCGCTGCGCCTGGATGGATCCGCGGTGGCATCCCGTCCCGCAGCTACATCCGTGATGTAAATTGTTAGGACTGAAAAGAAGATGAACGGAACTCGTTTGGGAGACGTTGACAATCAACCTGCCGAATGGGAAAAGACAGAAAACCCTCAAATGTACCAGCAGAGCCCCTTTTATTACGTTCATAAGAATGCTGCACGTCCTATGCTTGGTCTCGTAGGTGGCAACGAAGTTTCCCTCATCAAGGGGAATCTTGTGGATCTTGAATCAGATCTACGGGGCATCAATCTCCCGAACACATTCTGCCCTCAGCGTGGATACCAGGCCCCTAAGGAAGGTGTAAGCAAGATTGTTCGTGAGAATGTAAAGACAAAACAGACGATTGACACGAGGCCTAGACATTTGCCTGCAGTGCAGCCGTGGGCATATCCGGTTGTCATGGGACCGAAGCCGCTTCAGACTTCAGTGTGCAAAAACCCTGAACGCTATTGAACTCTAGAATGTTACTAAGTAGAAAGGATGCAGACCGCAAAACAGCAGAACCTCACACATCTCCGAAATGACGACTTTCGTCAAGCCGATGATATGAGAATCACAAGCTATGCACTCAGATATTACTTGGATAAGCCGAATCACCAGTGTGACGTCACATTCCCTGTGGATGCGACTGTCCGTATGCAGATGGCCGGTACAAGTTTTCCTCAGGGTCGGTGGCGCACTGACGTTGAATCAGATCTGAAGAATATCAATCGTCTCGGAACTCGTGTACGGTGCGAGGATCGTCAGTACAACCCTGAGACGAATGCCATGACCACCGCAACTTTCCAGTCTGCTCCCGATACATCATTCTCCATGGCCTTCAATAAACTCACGAATCCCCCATGTACCCTCCGGGCAACGGGATGGAATCGTTGGATTGATATGCCTCATCAGCCGCAAGCGACCTTTGAGACGCCCTTTGATTTTTTCATTCCGAGTCGTGACAACGATAAGGAGCGCCTCAAGACGCATTGAGACTTTTTACACTCATAAACGAAATGACTCGTGGATTCACCTCTTTTATGAAAAGTCCTTTTAGAAGATGGAGGTCGCAACACTCATAGGTCTTGCTGGACTCGGATGGTTAGTCACAACCACCACTGACACAAAATCTAAAAAACCAGTCGCGAAGCCTACACGTGAAGGATTTCAGGGCACACAGCCTGCTGCTGCAACACGTGCACCCTACAAGTATCCTGTACCTGCTCCTGCACCTATAGCAAAACGTGGATCACCCACACAGATGGATCAGATGTTCCAGAATACTCTAGGTCAGACATTTCCTTCAGAGCCGAATCCGGCCACGGCATCTGGTCTTCTGCCGACAGATTACAACAGGGAAGCACCTACAGCCAGGCCGCGTGTTGAGGGGGTCGCCGCGGTAACTCCGTCAGTCGCGATGAATCCGTCAGGACTTGAGGAGAATCCGACCTATATTGACGGCGACACAATGGTGAGCCCTTTGAGTGGTGTAAGTATGTCAACCAGTGAGTTTGTTCACAACAATATGCAGCCTTTCTTTGGAGGCCGTGTGAAGCAGAATGTCAATGTGGAAGCGAACTCCAGTCTACTTGATTCCTTTACTGGCGCTGGAGGAACACAGATTAATAAGCGTGAGGTGGAGTCCATGTTTGAAAGTTCCAAGACTCCATTTGGCAATCCCTTTGGTCTTGAGGACAGTACTGATTTCATTCAGAGCCGTTTGGATGATCCTCGTTTAAGACGTCGTGACGGTGAGAAGCCCTTTGATGAGATCAAGGTTGCGCCTGGTATTGGCGAGAAGTTCGGTTCCACTGGCAAGGGTGGGTTCCAGCAAATGGAGGTCAATGAATACATGATGAAGAACATGAGACGCACAGATGATCTGCGCACGTCAGATAATCCTAAGTTGACCTACAATACACCGGTTGTACCTGGTCAGCATTTCACTGGAAAGGCGGCTGAAAATCCGGGTGAAGTCCGTCACTACCGTCCTGATACGTTTACGGTCAATCAGGAAGCCGAGCGCTTCATTGGAGCCTTCTCAGAGTCATCCCAGCGTGAAACGGTGCGCTCAGTACAGGTCATGCCGTACCAGACACGCTCAGACACCAGCACGGAAGTCTTTGGTCCTGCGGCCAGTCAGGAGATGGGCGATAGTTATGTAGTCGGTGCCTACGGAACTCCGAAGGTGAATCAACACGGAGGTGCTGGATTCCGTAACGCGGATATGGAAGGTTACTATACGAAGGACACGGACACTGGTGATTATGGTGCAAAGTCCTATGAGGTTCGTCCGAATGAACGTTATTACACGAGCGAGCGGACAATGGGTCTTAACGTGACGCCTGCCGATGCCCAGGCCACAACAGTGCATTACAATGATCCGTCTCGCCCCACTCGTCGCGAGGAGACGAGCGGAAATATCCGCCAGGCGGGTACAGCGACTCTGTATGAGGGTGGTGCGCCGGCTGTGACGGTCTGGGATCCGAGCGACGTGGCGCGCACGACGGTCAAGGAGACGACGATTAAGTGGGATTACCGTGGTATCGCGTCTCCTGCGGACGGCCCCACACGTCTCAAGGTCTATGATCCTGAGGATATTGCACGGCCCACACAGAAGGCGCAGATTTCAGCGAAGTCTGAGTATTTTGGTGGTGGAAAGGCGGCGACGGAGAAGTTCACGAGTCACCAGGCGGCCTACAACATGCGCAAGAATCCGAACAGAACGTCAAAGTTGGCGAAGCCGATGGCGGGCAACGGTGGAAACATTGGACTCTTCAATACGAATGTAAACCAGACCTACAAGAAGCTTGACGTGGACATCCTCAATGATCGTGCTCTGGCCGTAAATAACGTGACGGGTCTGCCGCCTGGTGCAGGAGATATTGGTCAGGTGAAGTACCGTGCACCATTGAAGATGGATGTGAGTACTGAGCGCAACTCACGTGATATGATCAGCGCAGTGGAGAGCAATCCTCTACAGCAGAGTATCCAGCGCAGCGCTGAGCACGATGAGGCACTTCTTCAGGAGTATCTGCGAGGCTCGGCATTTTAAAAGGCCTGAAACAAGTAGAATGGCTGGACTCGTGTTTGCATGGGACATGGATCAGACCTTGATCGGAAACTATTTTAGACTTGATCAAGATCCGGTACCTGAACTGGACTTTAATGAAAAGGCCCTGGCTGTTTTACGGCAAGCGAGGGCGTCTCCAAAAGTCGCAGCGATTGTTCTTTATACAAATAACACCGATAAGCCTTTTATTGCGCACGTGCTGTCACAAATCGGCGTGAAGTTTGACGCGATTATAGATGGAAACCGTCCGCATGTTCCAGGCGAAAAGCACGATCCTCCGAAAACTCTGGAGAACATAAAAGTTGCTCTAGAGTCCGTTGGTCTAGATTCAACTAACCTCAAGGACCGTGTCTATTTTTTTGATGATATGCCTGATCATAGACTTCGTGAAGAACTTACAGATGATTCTCATTATATTTTGATGACTCCGCCGTATAAGGAAGGGAATGATAAGACAAACTTCGGCCCTGCACTGGCTGCCTTGGGTGCCTTGAGCATGAAACAGGGTGGCAAACGCCGTCGTCGTATCAGCAAACGCCGCACACAGAAGAAGATAAAGAAAGCAAAACGGTCTAAGAAGTTATGAGTCGCGGGCTTATAGATTCTGATCATAGATCTACCAAATGCCTCAACCCGCATGGCTCGTTGCAGGACCACCTGGATCAGGTAAATCAACATTCATTAAAATGGAATCTCAGCGACGGGGACTTCGGCTTCTACATTGGAATGCACGCTTGGATCGCTCTCTGCGCGACGGCCGTGATCGTCTACATGTTCAAGTGCGTTCAAGGGAGGCGTCTCTCCTTTGGATTGAGGGTGTAGAAGATTTGACACAGGAAGCACAGGCCTTTTTGCGTCGTATTCTTGAAACGGCGACGCCGCAAGTTCTGTGTATATTGGAATCCACGGAGCCGTGGCGAATCGCTGCACCGGTCTTGTCGCGTTGTATTTACAAGGAAATCCATCATGCACCTCGTCGTCTTGTACAGACGAAGCCGGTTATTAACCTTGGTGATATTCTAACAACCTGTGAACGTGGAGAGGATCCGACGTCTCTTCTTCATCGGGTACTTGAAGACAAGGGAGTATCAAAGGAGATTTCGCTGGAAGCCTATCGGCGCTGGGGGAACGGAATCTCTCCATGGCTTCTCTTGGCCTGGGTCTGTGCAGAGAAGTCTGCCGCGGAAATGCGCGCCTCCGCATGAACCGTTGTTCAGATAGGGAAATGAACGTCGGAAACGATTCGATCAATGTCTATGCAGAAGCAAAATCAGAATATACGCGCCAGCTTTGTCAGATTCTAGGAAGTTGTATTCAAATCTTTTTCCTGGATCTGCTCGCTGCCGCCAAGGAGAAGGATGCCGATCCGAAGCGGTTGCTATGGAACTTTCAGACTCTGCTTCAGGAGATTCCGGATTGGAATCAAGATAAAGTAATCCGTGAAACGGATAAGATTAAGACGAACTCAAACTGTGATTATCTTGAGGAACTTCTGACAGCTGTCTTTATTGCGCACACGAAAGTTCTGTCGGCCATTCGGATCACGACGAAGCAGAAGAAGTTGCAGATTACCATTCCGAAGTTGGATCATTTTCTTCACAGAACCTTACGTGAAACAGGTCGTATGCTGTGGGGAAATGCATTCTTATTTGCTGAGCAGGGCAATGGGATTGAGCGTCAGAAGAATATGAGACAGGTGGAAGGTCTGATTCAGGAGGGCATTCAGCAGTCCATCAGGAGCCTTTTACCGGTAAAGTCAATCCTCAAGGAGTATTTGAATGATGATGGAGAGGAGGACGATGAGGAGGAGGCCCCCGTTGAGGAAAAGCCGACAGTGAAGGAAGAACCTATTGCTGAGCCTTCAGTACAAGAGTCTTCAGTACAGGAATCTCCAGTACAGGAATCTTCAGTACAGGAACCTGTAGTCACAAAGGAAGCGGCTCCTGCAGAGGAACCTGTAGTGACGGCAGCTACTCCACCCACCTTTTTTGTTGATACGGAGCGCTCGGTTGGATTCACCAATATGGATACCTATTTTGATTCAAATAATCCGGATGAAAACTCAATCAGTGCGCCTGTGGAACATGTTGAAGAAGAGGAGGTGGATCATATAACACAACTTGATCATCCTCCGGAACCGATGGACGGATTTGAGGATCTAGAGGAAGGTAAGATTGAGTTTGAGGAGTTGGCATAGCCAACCCTAAGGCTCGCGCCCTAAACGCATTCGTTTTTTCCAGAAGATAGTCAGAAATGTTTGAGAATACATCGTTATATCTTACCGTTTTTATAGGGGGTCTCATTTTATCTGCTTTAGGAACTGCACAAACACTATACATTCAAAAAGAGGAGTTTCAAATTAAGAGTGCCCTCCGTGATTTCTTCATTGGTGCAATCATGGTAACTTTCTTATATCAGTTAGTTCCTGACTCAGTCGCGTCATTCGGAACATTTTTAACTGATTTTAAGATGCCCAACCTTTCAGGTGGTGCAGTTGAGCCGAAAATAAATGCTGATTTTGATTTACAGGTGGGTGTTCCACGATTTTAAGAGATGCATAGAATAACGATGGAGTCATGTATGTTTTGTCTTGATCAAGGTAGTCAAGAAAATACAGTAATTACATTTGAATTTAAAGACTACTATCGTATAACCACGTGTAGTTGTCGGTTTCATACACATATTTCTTGTTGGATGGCATATCTAGTACATAAAGGACACACAGAGTGTCCTATATGTCATAGAACTTATGATATTGATACTGTACCATCATTGCCACGAGGATACATTATTGTTGAAAATCCAATAGTTAGAAGGAGATCTATAGTAGTGCCTGAGAGTCCCCAGACAGAACAATCAACTATTAAGTGCATAGTATTTCTTTCTCTTTTTCTATTTATCCTTATGATTCTGTTTGTTATGCGGCTGTAACTAGAAGAAAAGACTATAGATCTTTTGATCCTTTGGCACCCGATCCTTTTTCATGATATAGTCTTTGAAGATCTTCTTCTTGACTTGATCACGAGGCCGTGCTGAATCAACCTCTGCAGCGATTGTCGTATACAGATCAAAACTGGGATATTTCTCATCGCCATCCGCATTAATCAGGATATTCTCACCAGAACGGGTCACCATCCAACTCCATAATAGATTGTACAGTTCAGATTGTGTCTCACGAATCTCCATGCCAGGTTCACGTGACAAGACAGCACCACCAGATTTATTCGGAGGCGGTTCAGGAAAGATTCCCTCAAAGAGGCTCACAGCAAGACGTGACAAATCAAAAGAGGCATTTGGATAGACTTCAGGTGTATCCTCATGTTTGAGCGGTTGCAAGGGTCCGAACTTGTACTGCGTGGCCGCGTCATTACCAGGCATGAAATCATCACTGTAAATCACCTGTTGCTTCAAGCGGAAAATGGCGCGACCGAAATCAATGATTCGCAAAATCTTGCCATAGGTTGGTACTTTCCAGATTGTTCCATCACGACACGAGTAATAGAGGAAGGGTTTATCCGTGGATGACCAGACAATGTTGTTTGTGTGGAGATCATTGTGAGTAAAGGAAAGTGTGGCTTGTGCCACGCAGAGTCCAGCAATAATCTGAAAGATCCAGGCTGTCCACTTTGCCTCCCATAGCATCGCGCCAGGCACAGACTCAATAAGAGAATGATCCTCAAGAAAGTCATCAATCACACCCTCGTTCATTTCAAGATACATCACTGCAGCAGGAAAATCACAGACTTCAAGGGCGAGTTTAGGATCATCAGATTCTTCAGACTCGTCAGATTCCGACGGTTCAGAGGATTCATGTGAGCGAAAACTTAAATCGTCTGCAGTGTGTAGACTTTTCCCCCCATCGTCCGATCTTTCATCCATGTCTGAGAGTTCATCTTCCTCTTTCTCGCTATCAGATAAATCAGCCGTTGTATCCGATCCCGTAATAGACTTATAGTCACCATTAATAAAAGACGGGCATTCCGAAAAGTCTGCTTCCGCTTCGGCCGGTTCCACGACAAGACGACATTTGTTTGCGCGAATACCCTTCCAGAACCAGGCATTATTTCTGAAACTTGAGTATTCCTCGCTAATATCATACTCATACGTATCCACGAGGCCTGAAAAGGATCCGTAGAAAAGGGGGAAATGGGGTGACATGTCAAGTTCACGAACGCGAGATAGGCAATAGGAGGCCAAACACTCAACATATGCCTTGTTCATGGGATCCTTCATCTTTTTCTGAGTACGAGCGGCAGCCTTTGTCCGTTTGGAATCAGCGGAACGCGTGTAGCGATTCTTAACCCATCGGATCGGGTCAAGAATATGACTGAGTTTACAATAAGCCTGTGTTTCTACAACAGAGTCCCGACCAATCTGCTTAAGGTAGATCGTGCAGGGTCCTTTCTGAAAAGGATCCTTCTGTCCCACCCAATAAAAAGTATGATCCAGCCAATGGTCGGCTGCCGCCTCCCGTGAACAACGGAGAAACTTCTGCGCTGGATGATACGTTGTAAGTTCCCGGCACCCAGCCAACTCTTCTTTTTGCTCATCCGTGAGGGGACGATAGACAAGTTTGGTTTCTGGTATTTCAAGAGTTTGAAAGGCCGGATCCCACATTTCTCTTGTCGGAGCAAAGGATTCGCTTATTATTCCAAAACGCGTTTCATGATCCTACATAGAATGGCAGCACCCTCCGCCCTTAACGTAAATCTACGAAAGTTCGATATGAAGAAGATTCCTCAGGACGCTGTGGCCGTTTTTATTGGGCGCCGTAGAACGGGTAAATCCACCTTGGTACGCGACCTTCTATTCCATCACCAAGACATGCCTCTAGGAACGGTCATCAGTGGAACGGAAGAGTCTAACAGTTTCTACGGCAAAATGATTCCGCCCTTGTTCATTCACGGCGAGTTTTCACCGGCGATTCTGGCAAACTTCTGCAAACGCCAGAAGTTGATCATGGCGAAAATCATGGCAGAAAAGGCCCAGTTCGGAGAGAACTTCAAGTCACGATTTGATCCGAGATCCTTCATGATTCTTGATGACTGTATGTATGACGATTCCTGGACTCACGATAAGAATATTCGTTACTTATTCATGAACGGTCGTTGGCTCAAGGTGTTTTTCTTGATTACCATGCAATACCCCTTGGGCATTCAACCGGCTCTCCGAACGAACGTGGACTATGTCTTTATTCTACGTGAGCCCTACGCATCCAATCGAAAGCGCATCTTTGAGAACTATGGATCCGCCTTCCCGAGTTTAGAGTTTTTCTGTCAGGTTATGGATCAGTGTACACAGAACTATGAATGTCTAGTGATTGATAATACATCACAGAGTAACAAGTTAGAGGACTGTATTTTCTGGTACAAGGCCGAGTTCCACCAAGATTTCCGTATTGGTGCACCCGAGTTTTGGCAGCATAGTCAACAGCATTACCGGCACAAGGATGAAGAGGATGTTAATAACTATGATCCGAACTCAAATCGCCGGTTAAAGGGGCCTCCCATTGCGATTCGTAAGATATAATAGGATGAATAACGACTTGATTGCATGTCTTTGCATACTTGTCATCGCATGTGCTTTATTTGCATGGTCGTCGTATGCAGAGTATGAAGGATTTGTAGATGATGGTCAGCAGCGGTGTGGTGTAGATATGCCTCCTTGCCCTATGGGCAAACGGTGCATGAATGGATACTGTATGTCACCGAATGCCCCGATGCTTCCCACGCATTCTGAAATGACGGTTGAACCTTCCGACTTCAACAATCCTGGTGGATTTCTTCACACTGAGTAGTATACGATGAAGTCAAACTTTTTTGGACTTAGTGTCGCTGCGTCAGCACTCGTGATTCTGTTTGTTATTCTTCTGTTTGTTCCGATGATCAAGGCGCAGTTCCCGGCGTTGATCCAGGGCTTTTCTGATTATGAGTGCACACGCAAGGAGCCGTGCCCTGAGGGAACGTTCTGCCAAAGCAATGACTGTATCCCTAGGGCGGTTCCTGGCACACAGGAACCTGTCGGCGCCAGCTCATAAATGCGATTTATTTTTTTTCTTTTAGCACAGAGCCTGTTCTAAAAATAAAAGAATATGAATGTTATTTACTCATCCTTCTTCTGCATCTTACGCTCAAGGGCAAGATCTGCAGGGCCTGAAAAGAGACCCTCATAGCTGCCAGAGGCGGCAGCAGGCACGGCGGCCTCACCCTCGGGCGCAGCAGCCCCATCCATGCCCTTCACACCCTTCGTCTTGCGCTCGGCGCGCTGCGTTGATACGAAGTTCTCACGAGCCTCCTCATTCTCCTTGTACTTCTTCATCAAGGTGTTGAGCTGATCCTCCGCGTACTCCTGATCGGCAACGGAGTTGGGGTCCGGCTCCCACGGAAGCCACTTTCCGACCTCGCCCACAAAGATATTGTGGATCGTGTCATTGCGCTGGAGCTTCTTAGAACGCGCAACGGCCTCACCCTGCGCAGCAAAGACACCGCGAACCTTCAGGCCACGAATGGTCGTTCTGAAGTTGTTCTTGGCATAGAACTCCTCCTCCAACTTGGAACGATTCTTGTACAGGAAGTCCTCGTAGTCCTCATTGATACGGGTCTCCTGAATCTCGCTCGTAGACTTACGGACATAGCCCTCCAAATCGGCAACCATGTCCTCGTACTTGAGCATGCTGCCGCGGCAGGCCAGAGCCGCACCCGAAAGATCCAACTTCTCAAAGTTCACGGCCTCCACCTCCAACTTATCATTGATCTTCTTCATGTGGGCAGCAAGAAACGTCTCAAGCTTCTTGGTCTTGTACTGGATCTCATAATCCTTTACGAAACGGGTAAAGAGAAAGACATCCTTGTTCGCGAGTACTTTCTCCGGACTCAGAAAACTCAGAAGAACGTACTTCTGGCCAGGGAGTTCCTGATCCTCCTCCAAAAAGTCCTCACGCTCAGGCTGTTGGGCAGGGGCAGACATTATAAGAAGATACGATATGATTTCTTTAGGGGGTTTCCGCGAACAATTTTCTGTTGAATAAATATAACAAATGGATCTGTCCGAAGTTCTCAACCGCGCTATCAAGTATCTCATTGAGGGCATCGCCGTCGGCCTCGCCGCGGTTCTCGTACCCCGGAAGGGCATTGACTTCCAGGAGGTTGTCGCGATCGCGATCGTCGCGGCGGCGGTTTTCGCGGTTCTGGACCTCGTATCACCGTCAATTGGCGTGACGGCGCGTCAGGGTGCCGGCTTTGGTATCGGCGCGAACCTCGTTGGCTTCCCGCGGTAAACGTTTACAGCCTTAGTCGTCAGTAAACTACATTTATTTACATAATCATTATGTTAATAACAGTAGAATGCGTTCATCAAACATTATTTCAATTATCATCCTTTTTGCTGCGGTGATTCTGGGACTCACAGCAACACGCGAAGGTTTCACGTCTCCTGGGACCATGGATCAACTTGCATCCACTCATGTTCCGATCGAAGAGGATATGTATTACTATACTCAAGTCTATCCGAAACAGTTGAGGCGTGAAATCACTTCAATGACTGGTGGCGATCCTGGTCAACTACGTATGCCGCTGCCGCCGCTAGGTGGATACTATATAGTTTAATGATTAAACCGATTCAGGTAAACGGATTTTTAATGAAGTCTTGCGCTGAATCGTATCGGCGGTTACAATGGAGGGACGACGATCATTTACGGCGACAACAGATGATCTACGTGATTGTACAGCCTCAGGTTCCTTCTTACGACAGTATGTGATTCCGCAACAGACTCCGCAGGTTAAGAAAATAAATCCAATAACGGATCCTGCACTGATGCCTGCGATCTGTACATCTGTCAACTGTTTGCCTGAAAGTGTTGTGGTTGATACATTGTTGAACGTTGTGTTCATCAATGTGATATTTGTTCGAGTGGCTGTGGCCGAGGATGTTGTAGAGGCCGTTGACGTCGCTGTGACCGAGGATGATGTAGATG